TTACAGTTCCCGTGCCTTTTTGTTCCGCGCCTCGAGCTTTGTCACCGCGCCGTCGCCCGCCAGGTAGTGCTTGCGGATGATCGCCTCGGCATCCCTTTCGGAGTGTCCGGTGACCTCGGCGATCTCCTTGATCGATGCCCCGCTCTGGTAGGCGAGGGTCACGAACGTGCCGCGCAGGTCGTGGAAGGTCACGCCCTCGATGCCGGCGCGATCGCAGGCCTTGGCCCATGAGGCGCGCAGCCCGTCCGATGTCCAGGACCTCTTTCCGCGCTCGGTGGTGAGGATGGTGACGGCCTCGCGCTTCTGGGCGTCCAGCAGCGTCTTGAGGGTGTCGTAGACCTTCACGCGAACCCGTCGTCCGGTCTTTCCCTGCCGCAAGGTGATGTGGGTGCCGTCATAGGCGCTCCAGGGCAGGCGGATAAGGTCGCCCTGCCTCTGCCCCGTCCAGCGCGCCAGCTCGATTACCAGCCCCAGCTTTGCCGAGGCCGCGGTCTTGAACGCATCGACCAGCTCGGATGTCCAGATGGCGTCCCGGCGCGTGGCGCTCGAGAGCCGTCCGGCGCGCTCGAGGGGGTTGCGCGCCAGCAGCTCGCGATCGACCGCAAAGGACAGGATCCGGGCGAGAACCGATATCAGCAGATCGGCCTTGCGCGGGGTGTCGGCAAAGCCGTCACGCCACTCGAGGAACGCCGAGCGGGCACCGCGGTCCTCGATGGCGCGAATCGGCATGTCAACGAACTCGGCCTCGATCTCGTCTATGGCCCAATCGTAGCCGCGCCGGGTGCTGGGTTTGAGGCCGGTATACATCGGGCTCTGGCGGTAGGCGTAGACGAGCTCGGGGAAAAGCCCTTCGCGCTTGGCGTCGGCCCGGTCCCTGGTCAGTCGCGTATATTCCACGAGATAGGCGTGCGATCCGGGATCGGCCTTGATGCGCGGCCCGCCGCGCCAGGCGTAGTGGTATTCAGCAAGAGTGCCGCCGGCGAGCCGGACCTTAACGCGATGAACGCCCACCAGCCTGTGCTCCCGTCTTGCGGCCATCGCGCTTCGCCTTCCATTGGTCGAGCGCAGAAACCTTTTGTTCGGGTTCGAGCGCGTCAACGGGAACGAAGCGGACTTCGCGGCCTGTCACCACAATCCCCATAGTTATTCCGGCCGCGCGGGCTCCTTTCAGAATCCGCTGGACATCGGTCTGGGTGATGATGGCCGGGCGCGCTACCATGTCGACACCATGGCCGCGCGCTCGGGCATCGAGGGAGAGATGTTGCCCTCAGCCATTGGCCTTCTCCAGTCTGCGGTTGGCGGCGTTGATCCAGGAGGCGAAGGCCGAGGCGTAGCCCATGGTGGCGGTGCCGGCCGTTCCGGCCATGCGGATCTCGTATGTGCCCCCGGTGAAGCGTGCCACGCCGCCATTGCGGCTGGCGAAGTCCTGGGTGGCCGCGTCACCGGCGCCCTGGCGCTGGAGCGCTTCGGCCGCGCACAGGAGCACCGCCAAACGGGATGCGGTCTCGGGCCTCACTGCCTGTCCCTCTTGATCTTGCGGATCTGCGCCTCGGCATGGCGCTCGATGGCACGCATCTCGCGTTCGGCCGCGGCCGGGGTGGCGGCGACGATGCGGACGATCTCGCCGTCAGGATAGCTCTCGGACGGGGCCAGGTAGATCCGGAAGCGGGTTTGGCTCATCGCGCCCTGCCGGCCGGTCGCGGGCCGGCGATCTTTTTGACCACGAGCTTGGCGCGGACGCCCTCGGGCAGGCGCTCGAGGACATTGCGGAGCTGCTCGCGGGTGCCTTGCCAGGCATAGGCCCTGTGCTCGGTCAGGGTGCCGTCCTGGACGGCCTGGTGGAGATAGAGCCCGTCACGGGTTTGCAGCCGGAATTCGGGCAGCAAGGGCGCCTGGGCGTGCTTGGCCAACCGATGGCCGGAGACGTTGAGGGCGGTCATGCGTGCGCCTCAGTATCGAAGCTCTCGACGATGCGTGCGGTGGCCTCGAGGGTCGAGCAGCCGGCGCCGGAGCGCAGGCCTTGCCAGGCCTGGCAGATATCAGCGACGGGGATGGAGACCAGGAGGGTGCGGCGGGTGCCTTCCACGTCCTCGCGGGCGAGGTCGTCCTGGGCGGCCTCGTGGGCCTGGCGGACGAAATCGGCATTGGCGCGGGTGCGCGCGCCGACCCCATATAGATCTATCTCGAGATCGGAAAAGCCGTATTCGTCGCGCAGCCGATCACGGGTGGCGAAGTTGGGGCCCATGTCGCGGCAGGCATCGGCCATGCGCGCAATGATATTGGTCTCGGGCTTGAAATTGGGCCGGACGGTGCCGGGCTCGAGCGTGTGTAGCATCTCTGCCTCCAGTGGTGAAACTGAAGGGGATGCTAATGCGGTTTAAAAACCGCGTCAACTGATGCGGATAAAAACCCGCATATCCTGGCGACGGCCGCTACTTGCCTGCTCGCACGCAGTTGGTAGAATATGAACGATCAAACTTGGGGGGGGTAGCAGTGGAGATCGGTCTACTTTTGCTGGCATACTTTCTGCCGTCGCTCATCGCGGTGATGCGTGGGCATCAAAGCTGGGGGGCCGTACTGGCTCTTAATGCACTTTTGGGCTGGACAGTTCTTGGTTGGATCGGTGCATTCGTTTGGGCATTTGTGAGCGTGCAAAAGCCGAGCGTTTGAAAAGCTAGATGCCGAAGAGTTCGTTCAAGTCCATGACACGATGGACCGCTGTGACGAACTTGAGCGGGATCTCGATGGTACATGCAGGATTCAGTTGCTCCAGCAAGATTTTGTCAGCCGTCCGGCGGCGGTAGATCTTGATGTAAGCTTGGCCTGGGTCGTCGTTCCAAGACCGGGTCTGCACAATCACCGTGTCTCCTGGAGCGGCAGGATGCAGAGGGTGCACGAACCTTAGTTCGCCCGGATTATGGCGCGGAGCCATTGAATCGCCTTCCACCAATATTGCGTAAGCGTCTTTCACGTGCTCCAGCGCAGGAGGCCGTCGGACGTATTGGATGACGCTGCCTTCGATCTGAAAGCCTTCAACTTCTTTGCCATTGTCTTCAGGGTGAATTAGCGTTCCCGCTGCAGTGCCGAGTACGGGTATGTCCTGTCGCATCTGTTGTGCCATGGGGTAGGGCACGTCTGCTGGGCTAAACTCATCCGACTTTGCAGCGGGAGGAATGTGCGACTCGCCATCTCCAGTTCCCCAAAGCAGCCACTCACGCTGAACCCCGAGTGCGCGCGCAATCAGATTGATCGTTTCGGATGTGGGATTGGCACGATCCCCCTTCCTTAGAATTCCGCGTATCAGGTCGGGATTCGATGACACTGAAAGCGAGGCAGCCCGCGGGGAGAGCTTCAGTTGTGTCAGGCGGGATTCTATACGGGTGATCAGTGTTTCGCTCATGTGCGGTAATATAACCGCGCCACTTCTTTCATGGGCAGCGGTTTGTGAGCCGGGTTGACGCGGATTAAAAACCGCATCAGATTGCGCGCATGCTGCTAGCAAATCTCGTGACCCTCTTTGATGTGTATTGCGCCGCCACGGGCAAGTCCCGCGCTCGGGTGTCGACGCTTGTGTTCAACCAAGGCTCCAAGTTCGATCTGATTTGCTCGGGAGCTGACGTTTACACCAGGCGCTACGAAGCGGCGGTCACTTGGTTCTCCGAAAACTGGCCTGACGGCTGCGATTGGCCTGCATCGGTGAGCCGCCCGCGCGTGCAGGAGCCCGCTCAATGACCGCGCGCCACGCTCTGGCCTCAATTGCTCACAATTGTTTGACTGTCCCTTCTGCGGCGGACCTTCCCGTGGCGGGGCGGGGCCGGTCAGCTTCCCGAGCCCCATCTTTGGCGCTGACCGGTCCGTTTGCCGCTGCCGGGATATTTCCGGCGCTTGCTTCATTTCCGCTTTTCCTGACATATGCCGGTTCCTCCAAACTGGTGCACTACGCCGCCCTGGAGGCGAGCCGGCCGGGCCGCTGCGTCCCCACGTGCTCACCGGCCGGCTCATTTTCTGCCCGCAGGGCCCCGCACGGGGTTGCCCGTAGCCGCAGGTTCACTCAATTTCACCTCGCCCCTTCCGCGTGGAGCCTCCCACCGGCAGGGCAGGGCCGGCCGACCCTTGGATTGCCCTCTTGCGGGTCGGCCGGCCCGTTCTCGCGTGCCGCGCGACCCACTTTCCTTGCCTCGGCGATCCGTGTCAGCGACAATGGCCGCGTCAGGCACGGTCGATCCATACGTGTCGGGCGCGCGGGCCGGCCGGCCTTTCGGGTCTCCACTTGCGAGCTGGCCGGTCCGCACTCGCCCGCATGGTACAGTTTCCCAGCTTCCCGGGTGCTGCTGATTAACCTCCAGTGGTCCGGGAACCGGCCCTGCGCTCCTAACCGCGCCGGGTCGGGGCGTCGGCGGATTTCCATGCCCTTGCCGCCGGCGCCAGCCTCTGGTTTCGCACCGCGCTGGCACGCGGTCATGTGTCTTGTCTCAGCAAGTCTGACTCATCGCGGCCTGTGCAGGGCCGGGGAGGGGATCGCATGAAGATCCCGCTCTGGCTCAAGGTCAAAGCCGCCACGGCCGAGTCGATCACTGATGCCGGCGGCAACAAGGTGTGCGCCGCTGCGGTGACGCGCATCGACCGGGTGGCCACGTTTTCCGACTATGCCAATGACGCCGAGATCAAGCGCGTGATCGCGCTCGATACGGCCGTCGAGCTCGACGCGTTCAACATGCGCGCGGGGCGCGCGCCCCGCCTGATCGCCTTGGCTGCGCGCGAGCTCGACCATTTCCTGGTGCCCATGCCGCGTGCGGGCAAGGGTTCGGCTCTCCTCACCCGGCTTTCGGCAGAAGCGATGCGCAAGGTCTCGCAGGTCTTCGCTGACCTTGGCGCAGCGCTGGAAAATGATGGCTACATCAGCCTGGCCGAGGACGAGCAGCTGCACGAGGCGATCGCCGAAGCCCATGCGGTTCTGGCGGCGCTGGACGAGCAGATCACCGCAGACCGGATGGCCGCAGAAGCGAAGCAGGGCGGATCATGAGCCTGCCCCGGTATGCCCGCATGCGCGCGGCCCGGCGCGCGGCGCAGTCCACGCTGGCAGCGATGGACCGGCCGGTCTCAGGGCAGCTGATCCTGCGGCCCAATGAGGATCATTGGGTGCGGATTTCGGTCAACGGCATCGAGGTGTTGATCCATCGGGCCCAGATGGACCGGCTCGAAGCGCTTTTCGGCGCCGCGCGGCGGGAGATCGAGGCGGACGAGTACCGCTCGGGCGATCGATTGCGCATGCACACGGTACAGTTGGGGGGCTTTTGATGCTTGAGTTCCATCCGCTTGCCGACCTGTTTCCGCTGATCGAGGGCAGGGAGTTCGACGAACTCGTCGCGGACGTGAAGGCGCATGGGGTCCTCGAGCCAGTCGTTATCCACGATGACAAGATTCTCGACGGGCGCAACCGCTATCGCGCGGCCCTTGCCGCGGGCGTCATCGATGAGACGGCGCCCCCCGACTATGGCGGCTGGGCGCGGCCCTACGGGTTTCAGGTCTATGGCTGGCCCGAGCCGTCATCGCCGCTCGCCTGGGTGCTGGCAAAGAATCTGCACCGCCGGCACCTCAATGAAAGCCAGCGCGCAATGGTGGCGGCCAAGATAGCGCGGCTTGAAAGAGGCCGCCCCCGGACCCAGGACAAGCCAGCACCCGAAAAACCGGCAGATTTGCCGGTTTCCAAAGATGCATCGATCAAACAGGCCGATGCCGCTGACGCGCTGCATGTTTCGGAGCGCTCAGTGCGCACGGCCCGGCAGGTAATCGAGAGCGCTGCGCCTGAAGTGGTGGCCGCAATCGAGCGTGGGGAACTGACGGTGTCGGCGGCCGTCGACCTTGCCAGTTTGCCACTTGCGCAACAGCAGGAGGCGATCCGGAACGCCGATCCCGCAGCGCTCTATGCCGTCATCAAGCAGGAGCGGGCGAAAAAGCAGGAGGACAAAAAGCGCCGCCGGGCGGAGCGGGAAGCCGAGTTGGGGCGGCGCCAGATGGCTTGGCCGGAAAAGCGCTATGGCGTGATCCTGGCCGATCCCGAATGGAAGTTTGTGGTCTGGAATGAGGATTCGGGTTCGGACCGGGCGGCCTCGAACCACTATCCGGTCAGCGATACCGAGGCGCTGCTCAAGGACCGCGCGGCGATGATCCGCGCCATAGCCGCGCCCGATAGCCTGCTTTTGGTGTGGGCGACAGCGCCGATGACCGAGCATGCTTATGCATTTGCGCGCGCCTGCGGGTTCGTGCCGAAAACCCACTTCGTGGGCGTCAAGCCGCATGCGGGCACGGGGTATATCGCTCGGAACCGGCATGAGTTGCTTATCTACGCGACCAGAGGCGACATTCCCGGGCCCGCCATGGGCGAACAGTACGATTCCGTTTTCGAGTTTCCTGTCGGCGTCCACAGCGAGAAACCCGATTTCGCGCACCAGTTGGCGGAAGCGTACTTCCCCAATCTGCCCAAGATCGAGCTCAATGCCCGGGACGCGAGACCTGGATGGGACGCGTGGGGGCTGGAGGCGCCGGATCAAGATGATCGGGGATCTCTTTCCGGTGGAGAGAGTACAGCGCACCAAGGCGCTGAGGTGGCGGCGGCGAGGTATCGAGCCGAGCTGGAGCGGATCGGTGATCAGTTCGGCAATCTCTCCATGGCCGAGGCCACGACAGCGCTGCGCCTGGGGCGCGAGGCCGGTGTCTCGCCTTACGCGATCGCCGAGGATCTCGGGCACCCAGTGGGGACCGTCAAGACCTGGCTCAACCGGCTGGGGCTAACCGATCTCGGCCGTATGAAGGCGATCAATGCCAGGGCCGCAGCGAAATGGGGGGCGGCATGATTTCCACCATCAAGAGATGTGCAGGAACCCATGGCCCGGCATTGCGCGGTGAACGGTGGCTGGCGCTCTGGTTCGTCATTGGGCTTGTTTGGCGGCACGTCACGCTCGGGCTCCTTGAGCGGTTTGCGCTTCTTGTGGACCGGGGGGATGCCAGTGGGCACGTCCTGGTTAGGGATGCCCTCCGGCACTTTGGGCGGCCTGGGGGGCTTGCCCGGTGGGATATCGGACATGGCCAGCCGCTGGGGCGGATTGTGCTCGTCGGGGTTGGGGACGGGTTCATCGAGGGGCGGGATGTCCTGCCCCGGTTCGCGCACCGGTGTGTGGTCCGGTTCGTCTTCTGGCGGCAGATCCTCATCGGGTGGCGGCATCGGGATGGGCTGGTCGGGATCGGGAATATGCGGGGGCCGTTTGGGCGGCTCGCCCGGTGGGACCTGGGTGGCGTGCATCACAGTCATGACGTGACTCCTCTTGCCTATTGCAGGACCAATGACCCGGCAGCCGTCGGGGTTCCGCAGTCCAGGCCAGGAGGGCAGGGCAGATGACGGGCACCATGGCGAAAAAAGCGCATGGAGCGGCGCCATGAGCTTTGCCAACCTCATCCCGGTCCAGAAGGTGGTGCGCGAGCGCAATGGCGGGGTCGCGGCCTCGCTCCAGAAGCTCGGGGGATCGCCGGCCAAGCTGCACCTGACGTTCAAGGCCGTGCTGCTCCAGGAGTTGCGCTGGCGCTATGACGACCGGTTCGCCGTGCTTCTGGGCCAGCGCGAGGATCTGGGGCGCATCCGGCTGCGCGCGGACCCTGACGGCTCGGCGGTGCTGGTTCGCCGGCAGATCCGGTGGGACCATGATTTCGGGGACATCAATCTCGGGATCGTCTCGGTGTTTCCCGACCGGAAAGAGGCGAGCGCCAATTGCCGGCTTTTGCGCCTGCCCGAGGGGTGGGTCGAGATCGTGCTGCCGCGCTGGGGCCATGCCGGCGGCGGCGCGCGGCGCGGGCCGGGGCGGCCGCCCAAGGCCAGCACGGACACCACCAGCCCAAGCGAAACGAGCGAGGCATTGCCATGAGCGATATCGGGATCGGGCGCGAGCAGCTGTCAGGCTGTGAACGACTGAGTTTCAAAACCGCGAGATGTTATCGGCCCTGGTTTGGCTCTCCGGGTGCTGAACAGCTTTGCGGCAGGCAGTTCGGGAAAACCAGTGGGTCGAAGGTTGTCCAAGTACCAACACGCTTCGATGGCGGGCAACGGGTTTTGCAGCAGAGTACATTGCGTCAGGTCGCATTCAATGAACTCGATGTTCTCGCAGGCAAAAGTCGCGCGGGCGAGATCGCACTGAGCAAACCTGACGATATTGTGGGACAAATGGCCCCGATCGGCGCCTGGAAGGTTAAACACAGCGCCGGAGAGTTCGCAGTCGACAAACTGCGCCGTGTCCAGCCTGCAAGCCACGAACCGGGTTCCCTCGAGGTTGCCTTCCAAGAAGATTGCTCCGTGGAAGAAGCACTCTTCGAAGTGAACGCCTGCAAAGTAGGCTGGCAAGCGCCGACGGTCAGTCCATATCGCCACTCTGGACAGGCTGGCCCCGCGTGCCGGCACGTTCTGCTGAGCCATGGACTCCAAGACCTCAGAGAATGCCTCGAGGGCAAGGCACACATCATCTGGGGTTATGCCGCCCGGCGGAGGAGGCTCGGCTACGAACCTACCGATCGGCATCTCTGCTCGCGTCTTCGATCCTCCGGTGTAGTATTGACGTTGCTCCTCCCAAGAGGCGGAGGTCGCTCTCGCCATGTACGAAGAGAGAGTCCGAAGCACATGGTCGCCATAGAGCGACGGTGCGGCCCGCCCGACATCACGAAGGATCAGAACGCCACCGATGCAAGCGGAAATTCCTTCGCGATCAATCAACTGAAGGCCCTTCTCGAAGCGGCCTGCCAGTTCCGTGGTCCTGCTCTGCTCGAGTGCGAGCTGGCCATTTCTTACCGCTTCAAGGGCCGCAGCAGTATTTCTCTCGGTCGCTCTCGTCCGGACGTAAAGCAGCCAAATCGCCCACACGCCCAACAGGCTCGCCGGCAGCGTCACTGCAAGATCGTAAATGGTCGCGTCAGCCGGGAACGCTGGGAGCTGGTGCCGAAGGCCGACGTGGACAATCACCACCACCATCACTGCCAGCGCCGCGATCAGCACGAGCAAGGGCCGGTCAATCCTACGTCTTTTGTCGTTCCCCATCGGCGCCCCCCGAATGACATCGGACGCAATAGTGGGTGCCGGCATGTGCAGGTCAAGAGGTGGGCGTCATGAGCGATATCGGGATCGGGCGCGAGCAGCTACGGGCCTTTATCGAGCGTATCGAGCGGCTCGAGGAGGAAAAGGCGGCGATCGCCGACGACATCAAGGAGGTCTATGCCGAGGCCAAGGCCACCGGTTTCGACACCAAGGTGATGCGCCGGGTGGTCAAGCTGCGCAAAGAGAACGCCCAGGAGCGGGCCGAGTTCGAGGCGATCCTCGATCTCTACATGCATGCGCTCGGGATGATCGACGACGCGGCCGTTGCCGATCCGGAGACGGGCGAGGTCGATGGCGAAGATCTGCGCGAGCCCACGCGGGCCGCGCGGCATGGCAGCCCGGTCGGGTTCGATCTCGGGCCCGGGGTCTGACGTGACCATGCCCATCCGCCATATTCCGCTCCTGGGCGAGGACGATACCGCCTGGCGCTATGTCTCGGGCATGTTCCGGTTCGGACAGGACGCGGGGCATTTCGATCGTCATCGGCCAGAGCCCACGGGCGACGAGCAGGCGATGCTGGCGCAGACCTCGGCCGGCGTACCGGTGGGGTTCGTGACCTATTTCTACCTCGACGAGGGAAAGGTCTGGATCGACCTGGTGTTCGTCGAGCGCGAGCACAGGCGGCTGGGGCTTGGCAGCGCGATGCTGGAGGCGGTGCTGGCGCGCAGCTCCGGCCGCAAGCTGATGCTGGGCACCTATCCGGGCAATGCGGCCATGCGGGCGCTGGCGGCGCGCGCGGGCTTTGGCGTCGATCATCTCGTTTACCAGTGCGAGGTGGACGTATGAGCGCCGACAAAGCCCAACGCGACGAGCTCGTTTCGCTCGAGGTGTTCGTGCATCGCCGGACGCCCGGTGACAAGGGCGGGCTGCTGGTTTCGCCGGACGGCAATGAGGACTTGGCGCGCTGGATCCCCAAGAGCCAGGTGACCGAGGAGAGTGTCGAGCGGGCCGGGCAGCCGAACAGGGGCGGGCGCCTCGTGGACTACATGGCCGTGCTGACCCTGCCGCGCTGGCTCGCCGAAAGCCGGGGGCTGGACCCCGAGCACCGGGCCAAGGGCACAGACGATCTGTTTGGGGGCACGTGATGCGCCGGCGCCTGGAGAACAGGAAGGTCATCCGACGCTCGACTTTGGCAGCGGCCGGTCGGCCCGGGGGCCCAACGTCAGAGCTGGGCGTGGTGGCGAGCGATATTGGCTACTGGCCAGCCGGTGCGCAGGTCGACACAGTTCATGATACGGCCGCAACGGAACTGTCGTTCTGCATTCCTGAGGTAGCACCACGCGTCGATATGCTCACCGGAGTCATCGACCCCCATTACGAAGATGTCGCGTTTGGATATCGCGCCGACATTGTCGGCGTACTCGATCCGATACTCGCGGAAATGGCCCTCGGGGGGGATATCGTTCCGAGTCTCCGGATGGACCTGCCATTCGAGCGCGTCGGCCAGATAGTCTACCGCGTCGCCGAGCTCATCTTCAGCCTCGTGAACCAATTCGCGGAGGATATTGGCGCGCTCACCAGCTGCGTCAGTGTGGAAGTGCCACAGTTCGAACAGCTGCATGAAGTTCTCGCGCCAGCGCTGCGCTTGGGTCAGCATGCTGCGGGCGTTGGTGAGATCTTCGGGCGCGACGTCTGCCATCTCGATGGCACGGAGCCGTTGGGCCTCCATGGTCACCTCCCGCGCATGTGCGCGATGAGGTTCGGCAAATGCATTCCAGTCGTCGGCGGTTCTCTCAAGATATCGGGACTCTTCTGGGCCGCCATCAACGCGCATCACCCCGACGGGCCGGCGCTTTATCTGCCTTTGTTGCGCCTGGACCTCGATAGGAGAGTGAGCCGGCGCCCGGTAACTGGTGGAGGCAGGCGAAGCCTGCTCTGCGCTTCGGACCTGCCGCGCTTCCCGCTCTTTGGCTGGCCAAAGCCAGAAGGCCAGTGCAGCAATCGGCCCGCCCGATGCGGCCACGCCGATCATGCGAGAAGTCATGTCGCCATCTACTGCGAACCCCGCAGCGAGAATGGCTATCACCATCATAGCCGCCAAAACGGCAAGCAGCCTTCGAACCGTTCGCATGGAGCCCCCCCATGTCGGCCTAGATTGCCAACACGCGCGGACAGGCGCAAGTCCTTGCGGATGATCGCCGAAGCGGGGTCGGCGTGACCCGACCAGGCCCTGCAACCATCCTTTTCGATGAGCTGACCGCCGCAGGCGCAAGCCCCAGGACGATCCGCGCCGCGCTTATGCGGCTTGATGCGTGGTACGCCCAACCCGCTGGCGAACGCGCTGAGAGCGACCTGTTGGCCATCAATCCCGACGCTAGCAGCCCCCAACCGTCGGCTTTTGTGCAAAACCCGACGGTTGGGGACGAAAACCCGACGGTAGGCGCGCAACCGTCGGGTTCAAAATTCGTGGCCGACGGCAGGATGCACGACTGGGCCGACCCGGACGCTCTGGCCCGTAAGCGCGACCCAATGCTCTTGCGCCGCGCCATTGAAATCGTGCCGGGTTTGACGAGAAAGCGACGCGCGGCCGGCCTCGCCATTGTAGACCGCTACAACAGGAAAACCGGGCGCTGTGACGCTGCAGCCGAGACATTTGCCGGCGATGCCGGGATCAATCGGGACACCGTTTTTGCGGCTCTGCGCGTGCTCAACTCGCTTGGTCTGGTGGGGCGGGTCACCTATGGCGGCAATCACCACGCAAACGCCTATTTCTTCGGCTGGGCGGAAGCGGCCCATATCGTCAAAACGGGGCAACCGTCGGGAACCGGGTTCAAACAACCGTCGGAAACCGACACAAACCCAGTAAGTATATATAACCTCTCTGCCACTGGAGATGCTGCAGGGCGCGCGAGGCCGGCGCCATCGGTGCCGCAGGCCTGGCGCAAGCGGGCAGGGCGGGGACCGGACCGGCTGGCAGGCCAGCGCGAGCTTTCGATCCTCGGTGTGGCCCACGGGGCCGGGCCCGTCGCTCCGGCTGTGCCGCTTGCCGGCGGCGTCGCGCTCAAAAAGGCCCGGGAACGCGTGCACCGGGACTGGAATGGCCAGCACAACGGGCTCGGGCAGACGCCCGGCATCCGGCCCCCGGCAGAGCTCTGGGAGCGGGCGGTGCTCGCTGAACGGGACAGGCCCGGCTCGGGTATTCTGCTTCTCAACCAGGCGCTGGAGCCCAAAGCCCGGGAGGAGCGCGGCGCGATCGAGGTCTCGCCCCAGCTGGCAAACCTCCTCCGACGAACCGGGACCGGGCCGCCCTAGCGCAGCCAGTCCCGCGCTTGCCCTTTCTCGCCAGATCTCGTTTCCCCAGGACCGACCATGCCGACGCTTCGTCACCGCACTGCCATTGCCCGCATCAAGGCCGACGCCCATCGGCTGACCAAGCGCGAGCGCGAAAAGCTGGGCCTGCCGGCCGAGCCGGTGCGCCGGGCCGATGAACCGCCCGCGTTTCCGGCTGACCCTGCGGGCTATGCCTGGTTCGCGCTGACCACCTTGCCCCGGCAGGAGGCCGCCGTGGCGCGCAAGCTCGCCCGGATGGGCTATGCCGCGTTCAATCCGGTCGAGATCGTGAAGGCGCGCAGCTGTCGGCAGATGAAGTATCGGCGAAAGGCGCGAGAGCGGGCGATGCTGACCTCGATGGTGCTGGCCGGGTTTCCCGGGCGCACCGTGGTTCGCCATCTGCCGGCGCATGAGGTGGCCGACCAGTGCGGGGGCAGGCGGATGGTCGCGGCGCGGGAGCGGCGGACGGTGGTGGCTGACGTGCCCTGGTTGTCGATCCTCGATATCCCCGAGGTCATTGGCGTTGTGGGGATCGGCGGGGTGCCTCGGCCTGTGCCCCTCGGGAACATCCTCGCGCTTCATGCTGCCGATGGTCGGCGCGGGACCACGCGCAACTGGCAGCCGGTAGAGGGCGACATCGTCGAGCTCGCGCACGGACCGTTCGCAGAAATTGCCGGGAAAATTGTCGAGCTTTCGGAGGGCAAGGCCAAGGTCGTGCTGTTCGGAAAGGGCCTGTTTGCGGGCAAGTCGGCCCCGATCGAGGTCGCCGAGAGCTGGCTCAGGTTGACCGCCAACGTTGACGCCTAGGTTGACCGGTTGACACTGGGCCGATTCCCGACGAACTTTGGCGTCGACCCTCGAAGTCGACCGCGCCGGCGCTGCCGGCCAAGACCGACGGAACCGCTTGACGGAAGCCCGCGGACTTCGATGTGGACCCGGTGCCCGAATGCGCGAGAGCGCAGGGACTCGACAAGGGTGCCGGGAGGCTTGTGTCCGTAGCCACGGCATGGCCTAGGAAGTGCGCGAGGCACCAGCTTTCAGATCAGCGCGTCAGTGTGCCCCAGCTGGGATCCCACTCCACGCCTGGCTCAAGCTCAACGTAGACAGCTTGGCCGGCATCTTGACCTTCCAGACGGCTTTGGGCCAGCTGGAGGGCTTCGGCAGCCGGCATTTCTTCGCTGGGATAGTAGGCTTCCGGATCATCTTCGGCCTCGATCTGCCGCACGGTGCCCTGCACCTGGTCACCACTGCGCACCAATCGGACGACAAAGGCCCGGGCCGGGGCCGGGAAGCTGTATTCGGTATAGCGAGCCATTTGCCCTCCATTGATCGGCTTGATGTCTGAGGCGTGCGGTTCAGTGAGCAGGCAACTGGCTCAGTTCCGCACCCTCTGGGTCGCAGGAGGGTGTGCCTCGAGCCGGTCCAGGGCTTCGCCATATTTTCGAGCGACCTCCAGATCGAACTCGTAATCGACGCTGGTCATCTCGTAGTTGTAGACCTCTTCAGGCGTCAGGCCAGCTTCGGCGGCGAAGTCATCGACCTCCATGCCTAGCGACAGGCGCCGGTTATGGTCGCCCTTGGGCTGGCGGTCTGCTGGGTCTACCGGGGTCATTGGAGGTCTCCTGGGTATGGAATTGGGTGATGAGCGATGGTGCGTGAGAACTAGTCTCTGCGACGATCCTTGTCGTCGTTCTCGATCATCTCCTCAATCGCGTCGTTGGCGCTGTTGATGCCCTCCTCCGCATCCGACGGTTCGGCGGGGGAACGATCGCGCGGGGAAGGCTTCTGCCGGTCTGGTTTAGCCGGGTTCGTGCCCTTAGAGCCGGGGGTTTGGCCGAAATGCGTACCACCGAGATGTTCACCAGTGCTGGTGTTCTCGAGGCGCTGCTCTTGCCAATCTTTTTTGGCCATCTCGCATAATCCTTTCGATGGGTTCGAGATGGTCCAACGTTGCAAGCGGCCCCTCGTTCCTTACCCCGGGGGCGACTTAACACCCGTTGCCGGGCAGGGCGCACCCATCCCGAGCGGGTCCTTCCCCGACCCCCAACCGCATGCGGGCGGGCTGAGTGCGGGATTTTTCTGAGTTTTGGCAAAATTGACAGGGTTGACCGAGTTGACGGACGCGAGCGCGCCAGTTGACGCCAACGGCCTTTGGGTGTCGCTGGCCGAAGCGGCGGCACATCAGAAGGTGAGCCGGCAGGCGGTGCACAAGCGGGTGAGCCAACTGGTCGAGGCGGGCAAGCTCTCGACCCGGCCCGGGCCACGCGGCACGCGGCTCGTGAACCTGGCGCTCTACCTGCGTGCGGTCCGCGAGGAAACGGATCCGGCCCAGTACCTGCGCAACCGGACCGACGCGCCGCTGCTCGAGCCCGATGAGGACGACGAACCCGAGCGCGCAGCGCCCGAGCCCGGGCGGGACGGCAAGGCAGGCGGCAAGTCCACCGGGGCGACCTATCACGACGCGCGAGCCCAGCGGGAGGCGTTCAACGCCGAGAACGCGCGGCTCGACCTCGAGGAGCGCCTGGGCCGGCTGATCGACAAGGCCGACGTCGAGGCGAGCACGATGACGGTGTTCCGCCGGCTGCGCGATCGCCTGCTCTCGATCCCCTCGACACTAGCCGATCGGCTTGCCGCGCAGCCGGACGCACGGGCGGTCCGGGTGCTGCTCGATACCGAGCTGCGCACCATGCTCGAGACGCTCGCCACCGAGCTCGACGACCTGGGCGAGGATGAGCCGGGCTACGATGCCTGATCTCGAAGCGGCGAGCGCAGGACGGATTGCGGGCAATGGCCGGATCGTCTTTCGGGGGGCCGCGGCAGGGCTGAGGCCGGACCCGCGCGAAAAGGTCTCAGCCTGGGCCGAGAAGCACCGGATCGTTCCGGACATGGGCTCGCTGCCCGGGCCCTGGCGCAACGGCACGGCGCCATACCTGGTCGAACCGATGGACGCGCTTTCGCCGGACGATCCGTGCGAGCAGGAGGTCCTGATCAAGCCCGCCCAGTCCGGCGGCTCGGCGGTCGCCGAGAACTGGATCGGCTACATCATGCACCGGGCGCCTGGCCCGATCATGTATGTCCAGGCGACGGTCAAGGCCGCAAAGGACTGGTACCAGGAGAAACTCGGGCCCACGATCGATGCGACGCCCGTGCTCAGCCCGCGCCGCGGCGGGGTGGTCCTGCCCCAGCGCACCCGGCTGGGCGAAGGCTCCACGGCCGAGCGCATCCGGTTCAAGAGCGGGTTCATGAACCTTGCGGGGGCCAACTCGGCCGCATCGCTGCGCCAGCACTCGATCCGCTACATGGTGCGCGACGACCGATCGGCCTGGACCGACAACGCCGACAATGAGGGCGATCCCCGCGATCTCTCGGACAAGCGCCTCAAGACCTACAAGGTCTTCGGCATGGCCAAGGTCCTTGATGTCTCCTCGCCCAAGTTCGAGGGCGCGGACATCGATGCGGACTTCAAGCGCTCGGACATGCGGCGCTACTACCTGGCCTGCAAGGCGTGCGATGCGCTGACCGACTTCGAGTTCGAGGACCTGGTCCACGAAGGCAAGCCTCCCTTTCGGGCGCGGCTGGTCTGCCCTGGCTGCGGGGCCGAGCACTTCGAGGCCGACAAGCCCGAGATGGTCGCCCTGGGCCGGGCTGCGTGGATCCCGACGCGCCCCGACCCCGAGACCGGGGAAGTCCCGCCAAAGACCATCCGTCGGTCGGAGGTCGATGACTGGCGCAGCGGTTGGGAGGCCGGGCACAACGGGGTCAAGGGCTTCGCGATCACCGGCGTGATGAACACGTTCGACCGCTGGGACAATCTGCTGGCGCTGGCAGCCGATGCGGGGGACGATCCGGTCAAGGTCCAGCCCTTCCAGAATTCGGACCTGGGGCGTCCCTACAAACCCAAGACGGACGTGCCCGAATGGGAGGTCCTCTCGGCGCGGCGCGAGGGGGACTGGCAGCGGGGCCTGGCGCCGGCCGGCGTCCTCTATGTGACCCTGACCGCGGACGTCCAGGGCGACGGGATCTACTGGACCTATCTGGGCTGGGGTCCCAACAAGCAGTGCTGGCACCTCGACTACGGGTTCTGCGCCGGCCCGACGGATGTCGCGCTCGAGGGGGCGTGGCCCAAGCTCGACATGATCGCCGATCGCGGCATCCGGTTCGGGTCGATGCGGCTGGCGCCCGACATTGTTGCCGTCGACTCCGGCTATAACGCCGAACCGGTCTATGCCTGGGTCCGGCGCCGGCAGAACGCCCTGGCGGTCAAGGGTGACGATGGCTGGTCCAAGCTGCCGATTTCGCGGGCCCAGAGCCCGGAGATTCGCAAGCATGGCCTGTCGGCCGGCAAGGCCCGCAAGTTCGGCATCAGGGTCTGGATGGTGGGGACCTGGGGCATCAAGGGCGCGCTGATGAACTATCTGGCGCGCGGCCCCCGCGAAGGCGAGAGCGGCCTGCCGACGGGCTTCCAGCATTTCCCGGCCAATGCCGAGGAGGAGTATTTCCGCCAGCTCGTGAGCGAGTATGTCGCGACCGAGGAAAAGAACGGCGAAAAGCGCCGGTTCTGGAAAAAGCGACACGAGAACCACTGGCTCGACTGCAACGTCTATGGCTGGGCGCTCACCCACTATGTGGGGCTATGGTCCTGGGATGAGGCGCGCTGGGAAGAGCGGGCGCGCGAGCTCGCCGAGATGAGCGCCGAAGCCGAGCCCGAACTCTTCGGCCCGGCGATCACCTCGGCCCCCGGCGTCCAGCCGGTCAGCGAACCAGAACCGGCCAAACCGGCCCGTGCCCTGGGCGACAAACCGCGCGACGATGGCCTGGACGCCCTGGCCAACCTCAACCGCTAGGAGAGAGCGATGCACCATCGGCCCATAGCCGAAATCGAAGCCGATCTTGCCGCGCTGCGCACTGCCCGGACCAAGCGTCTGGTCAGTGGTGCCCGCACCGAGGTGAGCTATGCCAGCGGGGGCATCAAGCGCGAAGTGGTCACCCTCGAGGAGGTCAACCAGGGGATAGCGATGCTCGAACTCGAGCTGGCTCGCGCAACGGGCAGGCCCTCGGGCCTCGGGCCCATCCGGGCCGGTTTCGGGGGTCGCCTGTGACCAAGCCTGTCGTGCGTGTGAAGGCGGGGGACGGGGCCGGGGACAGCGCGCGGCTGATGGCCACGGTTGCCGTGCCGCGCTCTGCCTATGCGGCCGCCGACCAGGGCCACCAGTCTCTGGCCGGCTGGATGCCGCCCATGCAATCGGCCGATGCGGAATGGCTGCGCGATCGCGATGTCTCGGTGTCGCGGATCCGCGATCTCGAACGCAATGACGGGTGGGTCTCGGCCGGCATCGATCGGCAGGTCGACATGCTGGTCGGGGGCGCGCTGCGTCTCAATTCCAAGCCCGACGCCGATGCGCTCGGGATCAGCCATGAGGCGGCGCACGAGCTGGGTCGGTCGATCCAGACGGTCTGGCGCGACTGGGCCGACGATCCGATCTTTCGTTCCGACGCCGAACGCCAGCAGACCTTTTCGGGGCTTGCCGGCATGGCAGCGCGCGAATTCGTCGGCATCGGGGAGGCGCTCGGCGTCCTGCGCTGGAAGGAACGGGCGGGCTGGGACTTTCGCACCGCGCTCCACATGGTCGATCCCGACCGGCTCTCGAACCCCTATGGCCAGCCCGACAGCGAATTCCTGCGCAAGGGCGTGGCCAAGGACGAGGATGCGGCCCCGATCGGGTACTGGATCCGGCGCGGACACCCCTCGGATGTCTTTGGCATGAACTCGGACCCGTTCACCTGGGACTATTTCGAGCGCTGGCACGAGACCGAGCTGGGCTGGCAGCGTCCCGGCGTCGTGCACCTTTACGACAAGCGCCGGCCGGGTCAGTCCCGCGGGGTCTCGCGGCTGGTCGCAAACCTCGTCAAGACGCGCATGTTGTCGCGCTATTCGGAAAGCGAGGTCAGAACCGCTGCGATCAACGCCTCGATCATCGGGGCGATCTACACCCAGCTCGGATCTGAATATGCGGCCGAGCGGCTGGGCAATGACGATTCCAATGTCGACTGGTCGGGGTTCAATACCCAGCGCGCCGAGTTCTACAAGAACCGCCAGGTGCTCGATGAGGCGCGGTTCCTGACGCTGTTTCCGACCGACAAGCTCGAGATGAACACCGAGCCGCGCCAGACGGCTGGATATCCGGCCTTCCAGCGTGCCTTCCTCCAGGGGCTCTCGACCTCGCTCGGGATATCCTACGAGCAGCTCTCGATGGACTGGAGCCAGACCAATTATTCCTCGGCCCGGGCGGCGCTCAACGAGGTCTGGCGCGGGGTCCAGCGCCTGCGCTCGATCCTCATTTGGGGCTTTGCGATGCCGATATTTGCGGCCGTGCTCGAGGATGCGCTCGATCGTGAGCTCGTCGACGTGCCACGCGGTTGCGCCGACTTCTACGAGCGACCTGCGGCCTGGCTGCGCTCGCAATGGATCGGCCCGGGGCGGGGCTTCATCGATCCGGTCAAGGAAGCCCAGGCCAGCGCGCTGCGGCGCGCGGGGCGGATTTCGACCCTCGAGCGCGAGGCGGCCGAACAGGGCGAGGACTGGGAGTTCCTTCTCGAACAGATCGCCCGCGAGGATGCCGAGTTCGCGCGGCTTTCTGTCGATCCGCCCTCGACCGACACCAAGATCATGAGCCGCACCGACCTCGGCAACGACCAGCGGCCAGACTAGGAGCCCATCATCATGACCGATCTCGACCTGGCGCTGCGGCGTCCGGGGCAAGTCCTGCTGCTCGAGCGTGGCGCGGCCTCGGCGCTCCTCGAGCGCACCCTTGCTCACCAGCGTCCCGGGCGCGGGCTGTTGGGTGGGGCGCTTGCGGCCCTCGGCCTGGGTGCAGATCGCGGCGAAATCCGCGAGGAGCGGCCGCGCGTTCTGGGGCTGCCCTCGCTCCGCTGGACCGAACCGGACGATTATGGCGATGGCTATGCGATCGTCGACGGGGTGGCGATCTTCGACGTCCAGGGCGTCCTAACCCCCGAGGGGTACTACGATTGGTGGGAAGACCGCTGGGCGGGCGGGTATGCCCAGATCGGGGAAACCTATGCGGCGGCCCAGGATGACGAGCGCGTCCGGGCGGTGCTGGGGCGGGTCAATTCCCCCGGTGGCCTCGTTGACGGGTGTTTTGACCTGGCCGAGGATCTGCGGGCGCGCAATGGGGCCAATGGCGGCAAACCCTTCTGGGTGCACGCGTCGATGGCCTGTTCTGCCGCTTATGCGCTGGCCTCGAGCGCGGACAGGATTCTGGCGCCGCGCGAGGGCGATGTGGGCTCGATCGGTGTCGTGGTCATCCACATGGAAATGGCCGAATGGCTGGCCGAGATCGGGATCAAGGTCGAGGCCATCCAGTCCGCGCCGCGCAAGACCGATGCCGCCGGCTGGAAGCCGCTTTCCGAGGATGCGCGCGCTCATCTGCAATCGGTTGTCGACCAGGTTGCCCGGCGGTTCGTCGCGGTCGTCGAGGCCGGCAGGGGGCTGAGCGCGGATGATATCCAGGCCACCGAAGCGCGCTGGTTTCTTGCAGAGCACGACGATCCCGTGATGTCGGGGCTGGCCCTGGGGCTGGTCGACGAGATCGCCAATGAACGCGCGGCCTTTGCCGCGCTTGTCTCTTCCCTCGAGCTTTCGGGGGCTCCCGCGGCCGGGGCCGCATCCATCCAGACAGAGGAAACCACAATGTCTCTCCAGGACGAAATCGCGGCCCTGCGCGCCAGGGCCGCCAAGGGCGATGCCGGGGCCAAAAAGCGCCTGCGCGCGCTCAACATCCCGATCAAGGCAGCCGCCGATGACGAGGAGGCGGAAACCGAGGACGAGGACACCGAGGCCGAACGCGAGGAGGAAGACGCCGAGGGCGAGGACAAGGACAAGGCAAAAAAGGGAAAGAAGGGCAAGGCGGCCGAGGACGATGAAGAGGCCGAGGACGACCCCGAGGACCCCGAAGCCGAATCCGGCGATGACGAGGAAGAGGCCGAGGACGACGAGGACCGGGAGCCTTCGGCCAGGGCCGTGGGCACCAAGGCCGGGTTTGCGTTGCTCAACTGCAAGGCAGCCAGGGGCCGCGACGGGCTTGCACGGCAGCTGGCGGCCAAGGTGGCAAACAAGAAGCTGACCTATGGCGAGGCGAAAAAGATGCTCGGCGCGGCTCCGCGTGGGTCGCGCCTGGGCAGCGCAATGGACGGTCGCGACCGCAATCCCGGCGCTTCCCATGGCGGTGCAAAGTCGGGCCAGGGCCTGGCGGCCGCCGTCGATCGGCTGAATTCCAAGCGCAAGCGCTAACCCGCGCCCGCCCGATCTTCGGGCGCCCGCGCGGTGCGGACGCCCTCCTTCATCAATCCGAAACATTGCAAGGAGGCTGAGCCATGCTCGGCAAATCGTTCACGGTGGGCGCACCCAAGCTGCTGACCGCGTTTCTCAAGTTCGAGACCGACCCTCAGTTCTGCCGTGAGGAGCTCGTTCTGCTCGCCGGCAGCTCCGGGCCCCGAAAGATCGAGATCGGCACGCCCCTGGGCCTGGCGACCGATGGTGACCCGGAGGCCTCGGCGTTGGCCGGCAACACCGGCGATGGCACGATCGCGCTGGCCGACCCGGCCCTGGGCTCGGGCGTGGTGCCCGGCATCTACCGGGTGCTGTGCATGGACGTCGGCACGCCCGCCGTCTTCGAGGTCTTTGATCCGGCCGGCGTGTCGCTCGGTTCGGTCGATGCCGGCGATCCCTTCGACGACGTGGTCAAGTTCACGATCACGGCGGGGTCCGAGGCCTTCGCTGAGGGTGATGGGTTCGAGATTGTCGTGCCCGAAGGCACCAAGGCCAAGGCGTGGGATCCCGAGGCGACCGACGGCAGCCAGATCTTCCACGGCTTCGCGCTGGTCCGAACGGCCGCGCCCGAAGGCGCGGACAGCCGCATCCTGGCCCTCGAGCAGGGCCCAGCGGTCGTCCTCGAGGACGAGATCGTCTTTCCCACCGGCCTGCCGGCAGAAGACCGGCTCGCGCTGATCACGGCAGCCAGGGCCAAGGCCATCAAGGTCCGGCGCGGCTAGGGCGCCCCGGCCATCCCATTTCTGACTGACAAGAAGGAACGGCGATCATGGATCCCGAAGATTTCAACTTCTCTTATACCGCGACGGACCTCACCGAGCAGGTCAACCGCGTGCCCAACACCTATGGGCTGATCCTGGCCCTGGGCATCTTCGATACCGAGGGCGTGATCTCGACGGTCGTCGAGATCCGCATTGAGGACGGGGTGCTGCGCGTCCTGCCGACCAAGGAACGCGGGGCGCCCGGCACGCCTGGGGCACGCGAGACGGGCAAGACCATCTATATGGAAGTGCCCCACTTCCCCGACCAGGACCTGATCACACCTCAGGACATCCAGAACATGCTGATCCTCGTGGGCCGGACCAAGCGGCCCGCGACGCTCGACGATGAGATGGCCAAGCGCCTCGCCAACATCCGGCGCAACCATGACATCACGCTCGAATATCTCCGGATGAGCGCGCTCAAGGGGCTGCTCAAGGATGGCAACGGCCAGACGATCTACGACCTCTACGATGTCTTTGACAGGCAGAAAAAAGTCATCAATTTCGACCTGACCAATGCCAACACCGACGTCATCTCCAAATGCGACGAGGTCTTTGGCCACATCGCCGAGAACCTCAAGGGCGAGACGATGTCGGGCGTCGAGATGCTGGTCGACAACAAGTTCTTCAACGCGCTGATCCAGCACGAGAAGGTCGAGAAATACTGGACGTCCAATCAGCAGGGCATCGCGGCGATCGCCCAGGCGGAGCGCGAGAACCTGGGCGGCCAGTACGGGCGGATCTTCGATTTCCAGAACATCCGCTTCCGCGAGTATTACGGCTCGGCGCCGGTCCGGAACGCCAACAATGAAGTTGTCAACGAGCGCTTCATCGAGCCCTTCCGGGGCCATGCCTATCCGATGGGGACAATGGACACCTTCAAGACCTGGTTCGCGCCGGCCAATGACATCCGGTTCGTCAACACGGTCGGGGCCGAGATCTACATCTCGCCCGAGATCCTCAAGCACGGCAAGGGCGTCGAGCTGCAGTCCGAGTCCAATCCGCTGGTCGTGCCCAAGCGCCCCGAGGTTCTCGTCGAGGTGCGCGCCAACGCCGCCTAGCCAGAAGCGTCCCGCGCTCTGGCAAATGCGGGTCCCGGCGCGGTGCCGGGGCCCTCTTCGTCCCGTTTTCCAAGGATTGAACGATCATGACGGACATCAAGACCATCAACGGTATCGGGCCGGCGACTGCCGCAGTGCTCGCGGCCAAGGGCATCGGGTCGATCGCGGCATTGGCGGCAGTGACCGATCCCGCCAGCGTCCTCGACACCGACCATTACACGCTCGAGCGGCTGAACGGCTGGATCGAGGAGGCCAAGGCTATCATGGCAAAAGCGCCAGCCGGTGCCCCTGAGCCAGCCAAGGCTCCCAAAGCCAGGGCGCGGTATGGAAAGGCCGGGCCCGGCAAGGGGGCGCGGAGTGCACGTGCCGGGCACAAGGGTGACCACAAGCGATCGGTCGTGCTCCTGGTCGATGAGGACGGGCTGGGCCGGCGCGGTGCCGTGGTCCGGGTCGCGCCGCGCCAGGCCGAAAAGCTCAGGGCTGCCGGCAAGGCCCGCCGCGCGACGCTGGACGACTTCCCCAGTGCACGGTCGAGGGCCTAGGCCATGCGCCGCGATCTCGTTCTCGAGGTGCTCGACGCTGCGAGCGAGGAGCTCTTCGAGGACGTGCTCTACACGCCCAAGGGCGGTGCGCAGGTGCCGCTGACCGGTGCGATCTTCGGGGTGGAGGTCGGGGCCGAGCGCTTCGAGATGTTCGGTGAACGCATGCGCACCGCCACCCATACGACCCGCGCGCTGCGCGCGAAGTTTCCCCAGCTTGCCCGCGGCGATCTGATCGATGACGGGCGGGCCTGGCGGGTGATCGATTTCGAGCCGATCGGGGACGGCCGCGAAGAGCTGATGATCGCGCTGGAGCAGGTCTGATGCGGTTACGCGCGGCGCTGACCGGCGATCTGGAGGTGATTGTCGCCCAGGAGCAAAAGGGGGCGGCGTCCGCGCTTTCGGGCGGCACCCATCGCGCCGCCGAGGCGCTCAAAGATCGATTGCGCCAGCTGGTGATGTCGACGCTCGGCTCGCGGAAGGTGGCGATGGCCTGGCGCAGCGCGACCTATCCGCGGCCGCCAAAGACCTCCATGGGGCCTGCGGCGAGCGTCTGGACCAATGCACCCAAGATCATCGACGCCTTTTCCAAGGCCCGGCTTGTCCGATCGGACAACGGGTTCTTTCTTGCGATTCCGTCACCCGACGCGCCCGAGAGCTACATGGGCCGGCCAGTGACGCCGTCGAATTTCAATGAGGAGCGCTATGGGCCCCTGCGCTTCGTCTATAGGCGCACCGGTCCCAGCCTTCTGGTCGTCGACGCGGTCAAGCGCACGCGAACCGGTCGCGTCGGCCGCCGCATGGCCAATGACGGGATGACCAAGACCGGGCGGTACCGCAAGGGCTACACATCGGTGGTGATGTTCTTTCTGGTCCCCTTCGTGAAGCTGCGCCAGCTCTGGGACCTCGAGGCCGAATTCGACCGCGCCCAGCACGAAATGGTGCGCTTCGTCATGGAGGCCTGGCAATGACCGAGCCCAGCAAGCGCGAGGAAATCCTCGAGGCCCTGCGAGTTGCGCTCGAGGGGTCACCGGTCGATCTGGCGCGCAACCGGCCCCTGGGGGACCTCAAGAGCACGATCGTCTCGCTCAACGATGGCGAGACCGAACTGGTCGAGGAGTATTTCAATCCCTCGCGCTACGAGTTCGTCCTCTCGGCCACACTCGAGATCGTCGTCGCGTCCTCTTTGCCCGAAGCAGGAGAGGCCGCCGAAAAAGGCGCGCGCGACGCTGCGCTCGATGCGCTGATCGAGACGCTTGTCGCCCGGTTCGAGGCCATCGAGACGATGCCCGATCGGGTGACTGACTGGCGCATGCTGCCCCCCAGCTTTGGCACCCAGGCGCTTCTGGGCGCAGCCGGCATGAAGGGCTGCGAGCTTGAAATCGAGATCGACTACTGGAGCGACCGCTCCTCCGGCTAGCGCCGGCTATACGTGCAACAGGAGTTATCGGACATGCAGGCCGACCAATCTTCGCTGCCGCCATGCGGCGCGGACTACACCGTTGATCCGGAACGGAGTCTCCCCCTCCCCAAGGAGAACTGGAAAATGTTTGTCGATGAACGCGGGCAGGTCTTCGCCCAAACATGGTTCGCGCCGGCCATTGTCTATGGCTGGGCTCGGATCGACCCTTCAGACCTTCCAAACGATCAGATCACTGCTTCTGATCTTGAACGTTTCGGGGTTACCGTCCACCGGGTCGACGGGGTCGCCGTTGCCGAGCAGAAACGTTGATGCCGAACTGGCCCTGCGCAGCCGCTCATTGCCAGTCTCCATCAGCGTCACGACAAACTCGGCATATTCTATGATGGTATGCTTGGCACCGCTTTCGTCGGTTGCCACGAACCGTCTGATCTCGCGCTGCTCGCTCATGTTCTCCTCCTTTGTGCTGGCTCGGCATCCAAGCAGGTCGCATTCACAAAGTCAGCGGGAACAAAGCCAGACTCGGCATTCGTGGTCCCTGACTCATCCCCTTCCACAATGCTCATGATTTCCGAAAGGATCTGACCATGTCCAAGATTCGCGCCGTGGGCGCCGATGCTGTTCAGCTGATCGGCATCGAAACAGCCTATGGAACCGCGCCTGACGGCTCGGGTGGCGGGGTCTATGCCCGTCTGCCCATGCGGTCTTACGGGCTGTCGCCCGAAACCAGTCTCGAGGAGGACCCGACCTGGAACCGGGGGACGCCCGATGCCGGCGATCCTGTCGAGGGGCCGATCGTCGTCCAGGACAACATGACCATGCCCATGTGTGCCCGGGCGATCGGTGCGGCGCTCAAGCTGGCGCTTGGCGCACCCGACACGACCGACAACGCCGACGGCACCTGGACCCACATCTTCACTTCCGGAGAGGTACTGCCCAGCTTTGCGATCCAGGCCGGCCATCCCACGCTGGCCACGCCCAAATGGCGCACGGTGCTGGGCGTGAAGGCCGGTGGGCTCAATTTCGACATGAGCCGGACGGGACGGGCGCTCATCGAGATCCCCCTCATTGGCCAGCGCGAGGTCAAGGACACGACCGGCGCACGTGATGCCGAGCCGGTCACCTATGACTATCTGCCGCTCGACAACATGGCCGGGTCCATCACAGTGGGGGGCGATGCGCTCGCCAGTGTCACCGCTGGTCGGTTCAGCTTCTCCAATACGCTCGAGCCGGTCGAAACGATCCGCGACGACGGTGTGATCGACGGAATCGACGAGGGTGAGCGGACCTGCTCTGGCGGGGTCGATGTGCGGTTCGGGGTCGACGAGACGCTCGAAGATCTTGCCGACGCCAAGGAACCCGCAGCGCTCGAGATGGCATTCACTTCACGCGCCAAGCCAGACTTCCATCTCAAGTATCAGTTGCCACGCACGTTTTTCTCGAACCCCAAGCGCCCGATCACCGGGCCGGGCGGCATATCCCAGTCCTGGCAGTGGCGCGCGGCCCATGATGGTGATGTGGGTTCGCTCCTCGTCGTCGTGCTCACAAACGACGTCGAGGCCTACTGATGCGGGTCGCAACGCAAAAGTCTGCCGAGGCGCGCGCGATCCCGCTCTATGACGGGGGTGTGGTGACCTCGCGTCCGGCGGATGCTGCCTCTGTCTATGCCGCGCGGGCGCGCGCCGATGCCCTTGTGGCGGCTCTTTCCGAGGCCGGCCATGCTGTCTCCCGGGCAGGCGGCGAAGTGCAAGGGGTCCCCGATCTTTCGGACGCTGTCGAGCGCCAGGGCGTCTGGGATGCCATGTTCGCGCTCTCGCTCGCCGAAATGCTGATCACCGGCTGGAGTGGCGTTGTGGCAGAGAATGGCGAGGCTCTGGAGTTTCGTTCCGATCGCGTGGTCCATCTGATGCGCGATGCGCGCGCCGCCGATCTCTATGTCGGCCAGATCCTCGAGCCCGAGCGGCGCAAGGCCGCGGAAAAAAAAAGCTAGAAGCTCTGGCGCTCTGGCATTTCGGCAAGGGACGCGGTGCCGACTATTGCGCCGGCTGCGCCCAGGTCGGCGCGCCGTGTGCGACCGACAGGCTCTCCCTTTGCAGCTATGCCGCTCACGCGCCCCGAACCGATGCGGGGCGCATGGCCTGGGGCATCTTCAAGGACATGTGCTGGCGGGTGCGCAGCGCCGGCTTGGGCGTCGTGGGCGTCGAGCTTGGCCCTGCGGTCGAGAGACTGGTGAGAGCAGGGCTCGAGCCTGAGGATGCAGAGGATCTTCTGATGGCGTGCGAACGGGGCTTTGTGGCGGCCGTAAACGAGAAAGACGATGAGCAATAATCGCAAGAACGTCGGCATCAGGCTTTCGGTCGAGGACCGCGAGATCGCGGTTCGCGCCCTCCAGCAATTCGGGCGCGAGGGCAAGGGCGCTCTCGAATCGATCGAGAAGGCCGGTCGCCCGGCCAGCGACGCCCTGCGCGCCGTCAATTCCGGGGCCGGCGCTGCCCAGGACGGGTTGCGGCAGCTCTCAGGCGAAGCCGGGGGGCTGGGCCGGCTGCTCTCGCGCGGGGGGCTCCTGGGCCTGGGGCTCGCCGGGCTCGTTGGGGGGCTGGCCATGGCGACGCGCCATGTGGTGCAACTGGCCAACGAACTGGGCGAGCTCAATGCGGACGCGACGCGGGCAGGGCTCGGGGTCGAAGCCTATCAGGAGCTGGGCTGGGCCGCGCAGAACCTCAATACCGACCAGCAGTCGGTAGCCCAGGGCTTTCGGGACATGACCGTGCAGGCATCGGCCTTTGCCAGGGACGGGGCCGGCTCGGCCGCCGATGCGTTTCGACGGCTGGGGTTCAGCCAGGTCGAGGTACGCGAGGGGCTCCGCGATACCGATCAGCTCTTCACGGACATTATCGCGCGCATGGAAGGGCTGGCCGCATCCGACCGCATCGACATTGCCCGCACGATCTTCGGGGATTCGGGCGGCGAGGCGTTTCTCACCTGGATCGAGGCCGGCACCGACCGGATATCGGCCCTGCGACGCGAAGCCCAGGAGTTGGGTCTCGTCATCGGCCAGGATGTCTTTGATCGAGCCCAGGAGGTCGAGGACAAGTTCAAGACCCTCAGCCAGGTGATCGACGTGCAGCTCAAGACCGCGTTCATGGATCTGGCGCCCGTGGTCCTCGGGATTGCAGAGTTGCTGGCGACGGTGGCACGCACGGCCGCCGAACTGATCGACGGGTTCAAGGCGGTCGACCAGCTCTCGGAACGGGGTCTGGCCTCGCGCGGCGACCAGATCCGCGCCAACATGGCCGAGATCCAGGCCGAGATTGCAGATCTCGAGCGGGTGCCGGCGAGGCTTCGGGGCGGAACGCCGGAAAACGACCCGCTTCAGGCCCGGCGCGACCAGCTGCAGGCCATGCAGGACCAGCTTTCGGAAATCGACCAGCAGGTCCTCCAGCGCGCCGTCAACCGAAAGGCCGAGCAAATGGCCATGGGTGCCGGCGGCCCCGGCCCCGAGCTCCTGCCGCCAGGCACTGGGGCCGAGATCGACCAGCTGGCGCGACAGGCAGAGCAGCTCATCGCGCGCCTGCGGTCAGCCGGTGAGGAATATGCGGCCACCATGGAAAGCCTCAACGCCATGCTTGGGCGGGGCCTGATCGACCAGGAGACCTACAATCGCGCCGTGGGCGAGGTGGTGATCAAGCGCGCCGAAGCGAGCGCCACGGAAGCCGAATATGCCGAGGCGCTCGATCTGGTGAACGACGCCCGCGAGCGTGGAATCCTGAGCGAGCAAGAGTATACGCGGACAATCGAGGATCTGACCCGGCGACGGCTGGAAGCCCAGAACGACTGGGCGGCGGGCTTCCAGCTCGGGATGATGAACCTTGCCGGCCGCAACCGGGACTTCGCCAATGACGTGGCGAGCGCCTGGACCGACGCGTTCTCCTCGGCCGAGGACGCGATCGTGAGCCTCGTTCAGACCGGGGAGGCCGATTTCAAGTCGCTCGTGGATTCGATCCTTGCCGATTTGCTGCGGCTCTCGATCCGCCAGGGCATCACCGGACCGCTCTCTGGCATGCTTTCGGGCCTGATGGGCGGGGGTGGCGCGATGATCGGGGGGCAGAGCGTCGCCTATACGCCCGGGCTGGGCTATACCCCGGTCGCCCATGCCGGATGGATGGTGGGGCGGGGCAATCCCCCGGGGATGCGTCCGGCACAGACGGCCGGGCTCGATCGGTTCCATATCGGCGGGCTCAACCGCGGCGAGCGCATGGTTGTGGCCCAGGACGGGGAGGGCATCTTCACCCCCCGGCAGATGGACAATGCCGATGCCATGTTTCGCTCGATGATGGCTGTGGTCGAGAAGCTGGCAAGCCCGGTGCGCGCCGGACAAGGCGGTGCCGCGCCCAGGATCGAGATCCACAACCATTCCGGCCAGCCGGTGAGGACCGAGACGGGCCGGGATGGGCAGGGCATGGATTTCACCCGGATCATCGTGGGCACCGTCGCCGGCGCGATCGGGGAGGGCCGGCTCGACACGGTGATGGGCCAGACCTACGGCCTGCGCCGGCAGGGGGTTTGATGATGGAGACCTGGCCCGAGAGCGTGCCGCATGCGCCGCTGGCCGGCACATTCGAGGCTTCGCCCTTTCGCGAGCCGCTGGCGACCGAGTTCGAGGACGGCCCGCGTCGGTCCCGGCCGCGCGGAACGCTGCGGGTCGCCACGGTCCGCTTCACGATCCGGATGAGCAATGACCAGTTCGCGATCTTCAAGGACTGGGTGGATGGGCCGCTCGTCCAGGGCACCCAGCCGTTCCTGATGCCGGTCTGGTCGGCCGGCGCCTATCGCGAGCGCCAGTGCAGCTTTTTTGAGCGCTACCGCGAGAACCCGGGCCATGGCCTGCGCTACCGGGTCTCGGTCGTTCTCGATGTGGTGGACTATTGATGAGCGACCCCTGGTCTGCAGCCCTGGCGGAAGCCTATGCATCGGCTCCGGCCGACGAATATCCCGTCTCGACCCTCGAGCTGATCCATCCCCAGTTCGTGGACGCCGAGGACAACCAGGACACGATCAGGGTGGCGCTCGACGAGAGGAGCTGGGCGCTGACCTATGAGGCGACCGCTCCGGTCTTTGCCGGCCAGACCAGGACCTTCGAGCCGCTGGCCATGCGGATCAGCCTGCCCGAGCAGAGCGAAGCGGCCTTTGGGACCCTCGAGCTGTCGCTGGACAACGTCCCGCGCACCATATGGCCCAGGCTGCAGGCTGCGGCCCGGGTTCGCGCCTCGGCCAAGGTGATCTTTCGCCAGTGGATTGCAGTGCGCGATCTCGAAACCGGGGACTATGCGGTCTCGGGGCCGCCCGACATGATTGTCGATCAGCTGACCATGAAGATCGTCAAGGCCTCGGTGCTCCAGCTCTCGGGCAGTGCGGGGTTCGTCGACCTTCTCAACCGGGCGTTTCCGCGCCGGCGCTTCGATCGTGACGACTTTCCCGGATTGCATGGGGTGAGCCTGTGATGAGCCTGGGTCGCGCCGAGCACATCAACCGGCTGATTGGCCGGCCCTACCACCTCGGGGCGCAGGGCCCCGATTCCTTCGATTGCTACAGCCTGACCCGAACGCTTCAGGCGGGTCTGTTCGGGCGCGAGATGCCGGCCTTCGCCGCGCCCGCTCAGGCGGGCCGCATGGCGATCGCGGCGGCCGTTGCCATCCATCCCGAACGCGGCCGTTGGCAGGAAATGCCCCATCCCCAGGACGGCGCGATCGTCACCATGGCGCGGCACCTGCAGGGCTATCACCTGGGCACCTTCATCGCCGAGGATGGCGGGCTGGTTGTCCATGCCCTGGAAGGCACGGGCGTTGTGGCCAGCCGGCTCTGCGAGCTCGAGGCCGAAGGCTGGCGCAAGTTCCGATTTCATATTCCGCTGTAAAGATCTGAAAAACCCATGACTTCCAACCTGCCCGTATCCTGCTCGGGCGGCCGCGTCCTGTTGATGACCGGCCCGTTCGGCACGCCCGATCGCGAGATTGCGCTCGACCGGCCGATGGCGATCGGCGAGGTAATTAAGCGGTTCGGCCTCGCCTTTCGCCTGCCCACGATCGCGGTGCTCGACGGGGAGCCCGTGTTGCGGGGGCAATGGGCGGTGCGCCGGGTGTGCGCGGGTCAGGCCATGGCCTTTGTCGCGGTGCCCGGGGGTGGTGGCGGCTCTGGCGGCGGCAAGCAGGTGCTGGGCCTTGTCGCGGCCGTGGCGCTGGCCGTTGCCGCACCGATGATCGGTGGGTTCGTCGCCACCAACTTTTTCGCCGGATCGGCGATTGCCTCGTCCCTGGTCACCGGCTTGGTCCTCGCCGGCGGGTCGTTGCTGCTCAATGCGCTCTTTCCTCCGCCTGCCGAGCTCGATGCCGGAGCGCCCGACGCGGTCTATTCGGTCCGCGCCGCGTCCAACCGCGCGACGCCCTTCGAGGCTGTGCCGGTGCTCTATGGCCGGCTCGACTTCGCGCCGCGTTTTGCCAGCCGTCCCTATTCGGAATTTGAGGGCAACGACCAGTATCTCTACCAGCTCTTTGCCGTCACGCTGGGCAAGGCCGACGTCATGCGCGTCCGGATTGGGGAGACCGAGGCCTGGACCGCTGCGGGCGGCTACTCGGCCAGCTTTTCCGATCTCGAGATCGAGATCGTCCAGCCGGGCGACGACGTGTCCCTGTTTCCGGCCAATGTGGTGACGGCTGCCGAGGTGGCCGGGCAGACGGTGCCGGACCCACCCGAGATGCTGGGGCCGTTCGTCGTCAATCCGGCCGGCACCGAGATCGACAAGATTGCCATCGATTTCGCCTTTCCCGCCGGGCTCTTTAGGTTCACGAGCGAGGGCAAGATCGCCCGCCAGTCGGTTTCGCTCCGGGCCGAATATCGCGCAATCGATGATGCGGGCACGCCGGTCGGGATCTGGACCGATGTCCTCGAGGAAACAGTCTCGCGCTCGACACGGACCCCCCAGCGCATCTCGAGATCTGTCGCGGTGCCAGCCGGGCGCTACGAGGTGCGATTGCTCGCAACGGCTCCGTTCTCAAGCTCCGACCGGGTGTCCGACAGCGTGCAATGGGTGGGGTTGCGCGGGTATCTGACGGGCTATGTGACCCCACCGGGCTGCACGCTGCTCGCGATCAAGATCCGCGCCAACGAGCAGCTGAGCCAGGCATCGGCCAGCCAGGTGCGGGTGACGGCCGAGCGCTGGCTTGACGTCTGGGATCCGGACGCGGGGGACTGGGCCCTGCAGAAGACCCGGTCCATCGCCTGGGCCGCCGCGGACCTTCTGGGCAACAGCGACTATTCGGTGGGACTGGGTGCGGACCAGTTCGATCTGGCCGAACTGGTCCGGCTCGACGCGGTCTGGGCAGCGCGGGGCGACAGCTTCAACGCGATCTTTGATCGGGACTGGACGCTGTCGGATGCGCTGCGGGCCGTGCTGAAGGCCGGACGGGCCCAGCCGGTGCGCCTGGGCGGCCGTATCGGGTTCACCCGGCTCGAACCCCGGCAGATCAAGCGCGCGGTGTTCACGCCGCGCAATGTGGTGCGGGGCAGTTTCACCCACGAGCTGGTGCTGTTTGACGAGGACAAGCCCGACCATGTGGTCGCCGAATATATCGACGAGGCGGTCTGGGATACGCGCGAGGTGCGGGCCTCGCTCTCGGCGATCGGAGCCGAACAGCCGGCGCGGCTGCGCTATTTTGGGATCACCGACCACGATCAGGCCTGGCGCGAGGCGGTGACCGACGCGGCCATCAATGCCTATCAGCGCGAGATCGTGGGCTTCACCGCCGAATGGGAAGGCAAGCTGCTGGTCCGGGGTGATCCGATCCTTGTCGATCATCCGTTCATCGAAGCGGTCGAGACGATGGGGCTTGTTGGTCGGGCCGGGGACGCATTGACCCTCGATCGGGATCTTGGCGCCGGCATGGGGGACGGGGACTTCCATGTCATTGTTCGGGGCCGGGACGGCCGCGAGTGGGGGCCGTGCCGCGTTCAAGGAATGGAGGAGCGGACCCTGGAGCTGGACCCGTCGGACCGCGCCACGGTCGAGGGCCAGATGGGAGCGCTCGGCGCGATCCTGCCGGGCATCCGCTCGGAGCGGGCTCATGTGATCGTGTGCATGGGCGAGACCCGGCCGTTTAACGGGCTTGTCGTCTCGGCCCGGCCCAACGGACCCGACCGGGTGGATGTCGTGGCGGTGATTGATGCGCCTGAAGTCTATGCGGCCGATGCCACCGAACCGATGCCCGCGCCCTGGACGCCGCCGGCGCTCCCGCCGGTCATCCCGACGCGCCCGTCGATGGTCGGGCTGACCGCGGCGCTTCACCCCGGAGACCCGGGTCTGGTGCTCGATTGTGCGTGGCAGCCTTCATCGGGCGCGAGCGCGTACCTGGCCGAGGTCAGCTATGATGATGGGGACAGCTGGGTGCCGGTCTATGCCGGATCGGCGAACCGGTTCTCCGCGCCTGTGCTGCCGCAGGTCCTGATCGTTCGGGTCGCCGCGGTCGGGGTGCTGCAGGGGCCGTGGGTCACGCGGGAATTTGTCGAAGGACAGTTGCCCAATATGTTCCTGCCGCCCGAATGGGTCCATGATCTGGGTATCCCGGCGCTCGGCCAGGAGTTGCGCAACGCTCATGGGCTGGTGACTGCCCGCGATGCGGGTTCGCTCCAGGCGCAACTGGCCGAGCTCAAGGCCATGGGCCAACAGCTCGCGCTGGCGGTGATGGATCTCGACGCCACGACCAAGGGTAAGATCGAGATCATCGACGTCCATGCCGGCTCGGCCTCGGCGGCCGTGGTCAACCTCCAGAAGGTCGTGATCGAGCAGGGCGCGGCCTTCGCCCAGCAGATTTCCGAGGTCGCGGCTTCGATCGGGGACAATCTGGGCAATGGCTATTTCTCGCTCACTGCTGCAGTCGACGAGGAGGAATCGAGCGCCGTGGTGTCCGCAGGCGCGCGGGCCGTGCGTGACGGGGAGGTATCCCCGGCGGCCTGGCGGCTGCGGGCCTCGATCAACGAAACCGGAGAGATCGTCTCGGCCTTCGAGGTCCTGGCCGACAGTTTCTACCTCTTCAGTGGCGAGGGGGAGGAGGTCGTCTCCCCCTTCTCGTTCGTGGACGGGGTCATCCGCGTCAACGCCCTGATCGAGGGCGAGCAGATGGTGATCGATCCCTTCACCGGGTTCTTCAGCTTCGGGGCGTCGTCGTCATGAGCGTGTTGAGGGGCTTTCCAGCGCAGGGCGTTGTCGCGGTGTTCGATGAGGCTCCGGGCGGCGGGGCGATCGGCAATTTCGATGCGCCGCGCAACGCGCCGGCCAAGGATCCCGGTCAGCACACCGACCGGGTCTACTGGCATTCGGCGTTCTTCCAGTACCAGCTCGCCATGCCGATCCAGACGGTGACCGTCGATCATCCGGCCTTGTCCGGGCGGCAAACCTTTTGGGGGCCGTCCCCCTGGTTCAACCGGCAGGATTCGCAGGTCTATTCCGGTCTTGCCTATGCCGTGCCCGGGCGGACCCAGGCAGCCGAGCATACGCTGGTCACTCACGATCTGGGCTTCGTGCCCCTGGCCTTCGTCGCCTGGGACGATCGGATGGTGATGCCGGGCGTTGCGGTGCAGACGGCATCGGGCGGCCGCAACCGGTTCGTCGCGCCCTTTTCGACCAGCTCGATCGTCGGTCTGCGCGAGGTGTTCAACGCGTCCAACAACAGCCTTGCGGCAGTCTCGCGAACCTATCAGGTGCTGGTCTTCAACGTCCCCGAGGCCGATGCCGAGCTGCCGCTCTTTGGCAGGGTGGGCGAGACCATCGTCCTCGGCCGCGGCAAGGTCGACACCAGCCATTACTATCTGCGCCAGCTGGGCAGCGGGGACAGCCCCTTTGCGATCGATATCGGCCGGACGGTGGACATCGACAACGGCCGCGCCCGGATCGTCACCGCAGGCGAGACGGTCACAGAGGACGGCTATGGCGGCAGCTTTGCCGGATCGCCCTTCGTGTCGGTGGGGCTCTAGATGGGCAGGGTCTACAACAACCCCGAAACGGGTGACGTGTTCGTTGCGGCCGATGACGCCAGTCTCGTCTGGTCGACCCTGCGCGCGCCGGTCAATCTCCTGGCCGAGGGCGACTGGCTGACGATCGAGGGTCAGGAGATCGCGTTTCCCGACTTCGCCAAGTTCATCAATTACGGCCATCAGCGGGCGTTCAACCCTCCCCCATCGTCGAACCCTTGGGCGCCAAGTTTCTCAGGGGACACCTGCCAGACGATTACCATGATTGAGCCCGAGGAGCGCGTACTCGAGGAGATCAGCCTCGGCGAGGTCCCTTCGGGGATCAGCTACCTCGACGTTCGGATCAACATCACCCGCACCAAGGCACCCCATCCCTATCTCAACGATCCCGTGCCGCCGCTTGTCGCGGACGGAGAGTGGGTGCATCTGCCGGGCGGATCATGCCTTGTGGAGGCAACCGCAATCTGGCGCCGGCTCTTCGAGGTGGTTCTGGACGGCAACCAGGTCAAGCTGCGCCGCTACCAGAGCGTTGCGCCAGTGACCGATGAAGAAGAGTCGATCCACTTCAATCGAGGGTATAGCGGGCTCAGTGGTGCCGGCCAGGATCCGTGGGGCCAGTCGAGCTACACCCGCTGGGGCTGGACCTTCGGCAGCTCAGACTGGCAGAGCGGTACGCGCCTGGGTCATGCCGCCGCGCATATCCAGACCAAGGAATTCAGCACCAACCCTGGCCACGGGGTGCCCGGCTATGGCGGCAAGCACATCCGGCGTACCAACCGCTGCTCGATCGACAACTCAGCGCATGACTTTTCCTCCACTTATGCCGGCACGATCGTGATCCGGCCCGGCTATATCAGGGGCGCCAACCCATGACGACGATCTATTCCGCCACGGCCGATGTCGAGACCGGCTCGACCAGTGTTGCGATCAACACCGGCGGGCCGCTCTCGGCGGCCGTTGCGCCGGCCGGCTCGCTGGTCGCGATCGACGGGGAGGTCTATTTCCTCTCAGAGCTGATCGACACCGCCACATTCGAGCTGACGCGGCCCTATGCCGGGGCGACGGCCGATGATGTCCCCTGCGAGATCTGGCCGATCAGCCAGTCCAGCCTGGACATGATCGAGACGGCCCGCGTGCTGGCCGCGACGCGCGCGGCGATCAATGTGCTCGACAAGAACAGCCAGGGGCTCTTTTACCGCCTGGTGGGGCAGACGGGCGATGCCGACCCCGGGCCGGGCAATCTCGCGCTCGATGCGGCCGATCCCTCGGCCGTCACCGAGATCTATATCGACGACGTGGATGCCAACACCCGCCAGGTCGGCCCGCTTGTCGACCTCTGGTCCCCGGGCACGGTTCTCGTCATCCGCTCGATCACCTCGACGGCCTATCTCGGCGCGGTGGTCGATGAGGTGGAAGACGCCGGCGGCTACCGGCGCGTCCTCGTCTCCTATGTCGCCCATGACGGGGTGCTGGGGGCAGGCGAGCAGATCTCGGTGGCCTGGTCCCGGCGCGGCGCAGCCGGCGATGCGGCCGAGCTCGGCATCCCGTCGGGCGCCTGGGTGTCGGATACGTCCTTTCCGCTGCGTGCGCTGGTCGAACACGAAGGGTCGCTGTTTCTTTCGAACATCGCGGACAATCTGGGCAATGAGCCGGTCCTCAACGAAGGTGCGCCGGCCTCGAGCGCGGAATGGACGTGGATCCCTGCGCTGCAAGGCCCACAAGGTCCAGTCGGCGCCGGCATTAACTGGCAGGGCCCGTGGGAGGCAGGCGCTTACGAACAGTACGATGGGGTTGAGTACGAGGGTTCGTCCTACCTGGCCAACACCACGACCACAACCCAGCCGCCAAGCGCCGATTGGGACCTTCTGGCAGCTAGAAGTGAGCAAGGGCCACAGGGGGATGTCGGCCCCGAAGGCCCGCAAGGCCCCCAGGGCAAGAGCTTCACCGTTGACGCGACGGGATTGCTATCCGAGCGCTCGCCATACGATGCGGAACCCGAGGGATTTTCCTTTCTCGCTACGGATGAGGGCGAGCTCTACATCCGCGAGGGTGTCTCCGGGTGGTCTCAGGGAATTCCGTTCGGTCAAGGGCCACAAGGCGAGGAAGGGCCGGAGGGTCCTGGAGGTCCTCAAGGACCCGAAGGGCCACAGGGCCCCGAGGGCCCTCCGGGTACTACCGACTATAACGAGCTGACCAACCGTCCTGCCCTCGGCGCATCGGCTGGCCTTGATGTTGGTACCACGTCCGGCACTGTGGCGGCGGGCGACGATAGCCGCATCACGGGGGCTATACAGGCCAGCGTGCTCACGACCGATGGCGACATCATCTATAGGGATGCAACTGGCCCGCAACGGCTCGCCAAAGGCACCCAAGGTCAGGTGCTAACCATGGGGGCGTCTGGTCCCCAATGGAGCAGCCCTACGGGAGGGCAAGTCGGCGTCGAGATATCGCAGATAGCCCTGAAGTTGGCGGAGCTGGACGGTGCCGCATGGGCCTATGGCGGAAACGGGAATGGGTTCGTGGACCATTTCGACACTCTCGACTACGTCGATGTGGCAGGTGCGACCAATCTCGACACGTCGGAAGCCGGGTTTTTAAAGCCGACCACCCAGAGCAACGGCATTGATCAGTACACGGTGCTATTGCTTCACGGCGACGGCGCAAACGGCTCGACAACGTTCACCGATGATTCCGGCACGAACAAAAGCCTGACTGCGAGCGGCAACGTGCAGATCGACACAGCGCAATCAAAGTTCGGCGTTGCATCTATCCAGTTTGATGGCTCGGGAGACGCCCTCAGGGGTGATGGAGGCGCGGACTACGTTTTCGGTACTGGCGATTGGACAATTGATGCCTGGGTGCGGTTTGCCTCTGTCGGCGGCACAGTAGTAGATTTCCGAGATACTGGCACTGGTCCCTTTCCATTCTTGGGCATCAATGATGGTCGATTCAGTGCCTACATCAACGGTTCGTGGCGCTTTGGTGGTGGGCCGTTGCTTGCAACTGGCGTCTGGTATCACGTCGCTATGGTTCAAACAGGCGGCGCATTATCCCTCTTTGTAGATGGATCGCTGGCGGGCACGTGGTCGAACGGCACCAACTATGGTTGCGCGAGCAACGGCCCGTTCATTGGCAGTTTTTACAATGGCTCCACTACGCTCAACGGGTGGATAGATGAACTTCGCCTTTCGAAGGGAGTGGCCCGATGGACCTCCAGCTTCTCGCCGCCGACCGAGGCGTATTCACTTCCCTCGGCCGACAACCTCACAGTTGCATCCGAACCCCTGACCGCCGACGCGCCCCCTGATGAAATTCAGATCCTCGGCTTGGTCGAGGAAGCTCAGAGCCCAACCATCAACACGGACTATCAGATCGAGGTCACACGCGATGGCTCAACCTGGTCTGCCGTCACCCTTGAGTACGTCCTGACCGACACGCTGGGGAGAAAACAGGTGCGGGGGGGGGCCGATGTTTCCGGGCAGCCCACCGGCACCGCCCCCCAGTGGCGGTTCAAAACATCTAACAACGTCATGTCCCGTCTTCATGCGGTCGATACATTCTGGAGGGAGAGTTGATGGGGTATCTTCGAAGCCCGCGGGCCATCCATGTGCCGACCACGGCTGACGACCTCCGCGCATCCAAGATCGCTGCCCTTGCCGAGAAGCGCTGGCGGGTCGAAACCAGCGGCGTCACCGTTGTGATAGGCGAGGATGAAATCCCCGTCAGCACCCGGCGCGGCGATGATCGGGAGGCCCTGCACGTCGCGTTCTCTGCGATCAATGCGGGCCTGCGTCCCGATGGGGCCACCTTCAAATTCGCTGACGGCATACCCCGCGCCATGCCAAACACCAACATGATCATGTGCGTTGCCGCTGCCCTTGCTCATGTTCAGGGATGCTTTGACCACGAGGCTGGGCTGATCGGGCAGATTGAAGATGCTGAGGACGCTTCTGCCCTCCACGCAATCGACATTGAGGCTGGATGGCCCTCGACGGCCTATGGACGCTGGCAGCACAGCAGTTCCGATGAATGATGGGCGCGATGGTACCCAACACAGATCAAGGCTACTCTGGCTTTCTCATTAGCATTGAGAAGCCAGATGCTGTGCTATTAGGGTCGTTCCAATACGTCGCCCTGTCTCTGACGGCGGCGAGACTGCTGGGGTAATAATCCGTTTTCACTACCTCCATGCCTTCGAACAAATGTACCATCCCGCTGGGTGTTGACCGCCAATGGTCACCATAATACGGCCCCTCGTGGACAGGGTAGAACCAGGGCATGGCGATATATAGGTAACCCCCAGGACGCACCAGTCTCATGATGTTTGGTGCGGCCACCCATGGCTTATCAATGTGCTCGACCAAGGACATCGCTAGAACGAGGTCGTACTGACCAATGTCTTCCGGGAGCGCCATAAGGTCAACTTTTCGGTGCCTTGGGTGGTCCGCCTCACCTAGATCCATCGTCTCAAACCTAGAGGTAGAAAAATAGCTCTCATAGGACCGCCCTTCTTTGTCCGGGGCATCTGGCTTTGCCCCGAGATTCAGAACATCCCTCGGCGCTAGCATCTGCGCATACTCGCGCAGGTATTTGTTCTGGTGTCGACGAAATATAGATGCGCGCCCTCGCTGTGGTATTACAAGCATCGTTCCCTCTAGTGTATGCTGGCACCCCCTCAATTGAAGAGATTGCCATCCCGTTAGGTTGGATTTTCATCATCCTACCACATTCCCCGAAAATAGGAATCTCCCCTCCATCTACCCCCCCTAATCCCATAGCACCCATGCTGGTCGATCAAAGCACAAGTCGGTGGAGAATTTGCTTTTCCGGGGACGTTGCTTCTGGGAACGATCTATTATTTTCCGAGAACACGGTTGTTCTTTCCGGGGCGTTAGGAAGAGTTAGATTTCGCGCATGGACGTATGATAAGTAGGTAGACCTTGGAGCCGTCCGGCTTCGCAAAGGATGGTTCCAGAACCTCTGTTACAGAAAACTTTCCGCTGGACCACTTCGCGATCAAGAACGGAATGATTTCCGCGCGCACACCCCACGGGTCCATAGCGCGGGAACCTGCCCGGTGGTGAGCGTCGGTATGTTCGAGCACAACGCACCCACCTGGCGCCAGTTGTTCCACCCACGTCGAGATTGATTTCGAAGGATCATACGAGTGGTCGTGTGAATTGCTGTAAACGAAGTCAAAGGCACTGATCCACTCAGGCTTTTGCTCATGAAAATCCCATTCGACGGTGCTCTCGAACTGATCCGCAGTGTCGGATATCTCTGTTCCGATGACCTTTGCGCCCGTGAACTCCGCAAGCCAGCGTTGCTCTACTCCCCTGCGGGTGCCGTGACAGATCCCGTTTCTAAGTGTTCTTGTGTTTCGCCTCAAATAGTCAGCCACGAACTGCAGTGTTCTCTCGTCGGCAAAGACCTTCGTAATTTTTGCCTTGTTTCCTTCCACCTGGGCATTCTTATAGCCCTCGTAATCAAAAGAACCGTCCGATCGGGTAAAACTGAATACGTGCGACTGAAGTGGATCGGCCAAGCTCGTTCCACTAGGTTGGCGGGTTCGGCGCAAAATCTTCTTTACTAAGTTCATTGCTCCTCCAAACTTGAGGCGGACCCAGTTTTCCCGTCATGACCTGACCTAGCATTACAGTTGCATTTTCGATTTGAGTTGTGCGCGTTGAGCGGCGGCCTGATGTGCTCGTCGCCAGAGCGACCATGCGATAATGGATGATGGATCAATGTGCGCGCGAGCAAGGCGGGTAGCGATGCGCCGGATTTCCTGAATCGACCATCGGATCAACTGTCGATCTTGCGCCTTGCGGGCCGCATCGTTTTTGGGGGCGGCACGGCGTTGGCGCGATGGCGGATAACCGCCACCATCGCGAAGGCGAGCATGACGAGCGATACATGGCGATGCCAGCCATGCCAGGATCGGGTCTCATTGTGGTCGAGGCCAAACTCGTTCTTGGCGGTTTCGAAACTGTCTTCTATCGCCCAACGGTGCCCCTCCACGGTGACCAATTTCTCCAGGGTCGTCCCAGCCGGACACCAGGTGGAGAAAAAAGCGAGGTCACCATCGGCGATGTTGCGGCGGATCATCAGCCCGCGGGTCCAGGTGCCGGCAAAGTCCGCGTCGAAATCATCGGCGTCAAGATCGGCGAGTTCGAGATAGGCCCAATCATGCAGTCTCGCGCCTTTGCTTCCCTCGCCTGCCGACAGCCGTCTCCAGGCCTCCTCCGGCAAGGCTTCGGCGATATCCTTTGCCGTTCCAGCCACGGCCAGCGACTTGTCCCATGAGCGGAAGGAATGGGTGGCGTTCACGCCCAGCACATAGCCCTTGCCTGCTCGTTTGAGGGCCATTTCGATGTCACCCACGCCATAGACGCTGTCGGCCGCCACCCAGGAGAACGGCACATTGCCAGCGATGGCGTGCTCGATCATGGTGAGCGCCAAGGCGGGTTTGGTGGCAAAGCGGACGTGTTCGGGCACATGCGCTGCCGCCAGACGATCCCGGTCATCCGTCCAGACTTTCGGCAGATAGAGCGCCCGGTCGATGAAGGCATGGCCGTGCCGGGAGACGTAAGAGGCGAACACGCCGATCTGGCAATTGGTGATCTTGCCTGCCGAACCTGTATATTGCCGACCGACCCCGCAGGACGCTTTGCCCTGCTTGAGAAAGCCGGTCTCATCAAGCACGAGGACGGCATCAGGATCCGCAAGCGTTTCGAGCGTGTAATCGCGTACGATGTCACGCAACCGATCCGCATCCCAGCGCCCCCGGCCCAGAATTGCCTGTTGCCGCCATGGACCAGGATCGCCTACCGCTTCCGCGCGCATCCAGCCCGTCTTGCGTCTTTCGTCCCCCAGCAGGCCATCCAAAAACTGCCCCGCTGAAGCTGCCACACGCTCCTGGGTGAACAACGGGCGCAGCCGTGCCTTCACTTCCCGTAACGAAGACGCCCAAAGTTCAAGCGTTGTCTCGACCGATGCACCTGTCAT